GTTAACATATTCTTTTAATAATGTTTTTTGATTGTCTTGTAAATCACTATATCTATCATTAAATTTTTCAAGTATAACTTTATAAGCAATTAATCTTGTATCTTTATCTTGTTTACTATAATTTTCTAAAATAGAATTTTTTTTAGTAGTTTTAGATTTTACAGTAATATGTTCTAAAAGTGTTGTTTTAGAATCTACAATAGATGTAGGTGTAGCATTTTTATTTTCAAGTAAATTAAAAATAGATGCCATTATTTTATAATCAGTTATTTTTGCTTTAAAAAAATCATTTACATTATATGTATCTTTAATTTCTTTAATTAAATTGTATTTTTCTCTTCTTAACTGACTTTTATTTAATTTTCCATGTGCTTCTATCAATGTGTTGATTAACATTGTAGCTTGTGCGTCTTTATTATATTTTTGAGTAGCTAAAGTATGATATATTTTATATTCTTTTAACAACTCTGTTTTTTTATTAAAATGTTTTTTTAAAAAAGACAAAGCTTTAGGTTGATTTCCTGCAATAGTATCAGAAGTCAACTGCCTAGTAAGGAGTTCAAATAAAATTCCAGTATTCTTGTACTTAGAATGTTTTACTTTCATGTTTTATAAATTCGAATTTATCGTATATAAATATAGCCCTATTCCTAAGACTTAATATTTTTTTCACTTAAAAGACCACTTTCATTTTCTTCTTTTAAGATTTGTTTTTTATTTAAAGCTTTTTGAAGAGACTTTTTAAGATTTTTAACTTCAAATGTAGAAATTCTATTACCATCTGATGGTTTTTCTACCCTATCTGGTGTTAATCCTCCTTTACCTAAAGGATCTCTACTAAAATTACTTTGATCTGAACCATAATTTTGAGGTTTTTCAACTGGACGTCCAGGTTCTTTTTCATCATACCCTGTTGGTACCTGAGCTGGTCCTACTGCTTTATCTCTTTTATTGCCATACAATGAAGCTAAATCATGAGGGGTACCATAAGACATACCTGATTCTGCTGGATCATTACCTTCATTTTCAAGTTGATTGATTCTAAAGGTATCCATTGCATCTTTTAACATTGTATCTTTTTGTTCATTATATTGATCAGGAGATAACCCAAATACATTTTCATAAACCCAATCTTTACTAAATAATTTTCTTTCTAACATATCACCTGCTACTGCTGTTTTAGCTGTATATAGTTCTATTTTTTCTTGTTCATAAATAATAGAAGGTACAGTTAATTCTAATTTAAAATCTACTAAATCTTTATCTTCAAAACCTTGAGAATATAAATGTACTAATGCTATTTTAGTTAATTCTGATTCTACAATTCTTTGAATACGTTCAACTGTTCTAGCAAAACGAATATCCATACTAGCTAATGTTGATTTTCCTTCTACTCCTTCTTCATATCCTAAAAATGGTTTAGGTATTTTTAAAGCAGCCATCATTTTATGTTTTAAATATTCAATATCTTGAGTACCATCATAATCTAAACCTTTAGTTGTTTCAATTCGTGTTGAATTATCATTACCCCTAACTGGTATATAGAAATCTTCAGTGATATTTTGCATGTTGTACTTTAAGTTGTAATCACCTGTGTTTTGATCTATGTAAGGTGTTTTTTTCATTTTATTGACTGTTTCAGCCATAAATTGTTCAACTTGTTCTGGTGGTATAGCTCCTACATTAACATAAAATGTTCTTTTTTCTGGTGCTCTCATAATTCTATGAATTAACATAGCATCCTCCATTAACATTAATTGTTTAAATACTTTACGAGCTGGTTCTAAAAATGCTCTACCATAAGGAAGATAATTAGAATCTGTAAGTAATCTAAAATGTGCTACTTCATAATTTTCTAGTTGGAACATATCTCTTCTAATTGTATTAGTTGCACCACTAGCTAACCCATTTGGGTCCATTGAAAACCTAGTATAAGATGGATTTTCTGGATCAGTACCTTCTTCTCTTACTACTTCATATACAGATAAAGGTATAACATTATAAACACCAAATTTTTCACTTACTTCCATTTTTAAATAAAAATCTCCATATTTACACATGTTTCTAATCCATGTAGGTAAATTAAATTCTACATTTAAAACATCATAAAATAAATTTTGTAATACTTTTCTAACATTTTCATCTGATGAATTAATGTTTAAAACATCTCCATATTCATTTCTTGCTGTAGTTTCATCAGAAATAATATCTAATGCAGCTGCGATAATAGGATCATGATCCATAGCTTCATAATCACTATAAAGCTGTAGTCGCATTGACTGATAATTAAGTGTTGGGTTGTATTGTAATGATGATCCTACAGGTTTATGTAAACGTGTAAATCTATCATATAATGAATTAGTAGCTAAATTTCCATATTTTTGGATTCTACCTGTATCCATTACTTTTAATTGTTTCCCACCAACGTTTCTTATTATTACGTCACTTGAAAATAATCGTTGTAATCTTGTAAATAAACTAGTATCTGCCATGCTTTATTTGTTTGTTATAAATATATTAATCGTCAAGGAGCCAAGTTAAATCTTGTTGTCCGTGTTCTCCTAAATCTTGTGTCCAACCTGCTTCTCTTTTACTTACCCCACCTGTGTAAATCATAGGTGCACTTTTTGTAAAGTTTTTTAATGCGGCTCTTGTTATGTCAATTCCTTGTTGTGCAAATTTAAGTGCTGTGTCTCTTACATAACATGCTGTTGCTAAAGACATTACTAAATCATCATTGTATCCTGTTTGTGCTTCTGCTCTTCCATTTTTCCAAATAAAAGTTCTCATTTCTTCTAATGTTCTTTTACCTTGAATTAATATTGCTTTATCTCTTAAATAAGCGTCTAATTTTCCTATTGTTAATGGTCTTGTTTTCATTGACATTGTAAAACCAGGAACCATTTTTGTTGTGTCTGTTATATCATATCCTTTAGCTAAAAATGAATCTGCATTTGTTGCTGCATCTCCTTTAGGTGAATAATATAAATTTGGATATCCTTTATCAATTACTACTTGAATAGTATTCCATCCTATATTAGCATTTTCGATTATAAGTAATGCATTATTAAATTCAGTTGCTATTGCAACTAACATATGTCCAAATTCTTTAGTACCAATTTGACCTTTAAATTCACCAATTTGTTTAGCTTCTTCAATGTCTATAATATGAAAAGCAGAATAATCTAAAGAATCACCTCTAGCTACATCAGCTGTTATCATATAATTTCTTGTATAGTCTGGATATTCCCAAATATGTAAACCACCTTCTATACCTCTTCTTTCTATAGGTTCACATATATTAGAAGCTTCTATAAATTTCATTATTTCTGTTTCAAACACAGTATTACCAGAAGTAGTAAAATCACAGTCACATTCCTGTGCTGCCATTCTTAAACCTAATTCGTCGTCTTGTTTATCCCTCCATTCTTGGTTTCTTTCTGGATGTACCGTCCAAGGTAATCTAATAGGAATAAATCCATTAGTCCCTTCTTCTGCTTTATTCCACATTCTATGAAAAAAGTTACCTGTGCCATTTGGTGTAGATAATACTATTGCTTTACCCCCCGTTGATAATGTTTGTTGTGATGAACCCCAAATTTCCTCAATTCGATTTTCTTCAATAAAGGCTGCCTCATCTACAATTAGTAAAGAAATTGCTTCTGATCTACCAGCATCACTTGCTGCTGATACTGCTTTTACTTGAGAACCATTTTTAAGTCGTAATGCTAATTTATTATTTTCTGTAAAGCCAATTTGTAACCAAGAAGGTAAATTATCATACATAAATTTAACCTTTGTTACAAGGTTTTTAGCTGTATCTTGTTTAGTTGCAACAACTAATATTGCTTTGTCTTTTTGAAAAACCATCATCCATAATGAAATACCTGCGGATAAAGTTGAAATACCTAACTGACGAGACTTAAGAATAATACTTCTATCATTCTTTTGTAATAATTTTAACGTACCTTCTTGAAATGGGAATAAATTAAATTGTACACGACCTCTAGTTGGATGTTGAATCCAACAATATTTTTTCATAAAATAAACAGGATCTTTAGCACATTTAATATACTCTTGTTTTATGATTTGTTTTATATTAGGTTGTGCCATATATTATACATATTGAGATACCGTATTTTTTACTTGTTCTATACGTTCTTTAGTTGTACCTTTAATAGTTGTAATTTTTTTACCTCCATGCATTTGTATAATTGATTTTATTTCTTTATCAATTGCCATTCTATATTCAGCATCTGTTTCTCTAATACCATTGTCTTCTATTTCTACACCTTCAGGAGATATATAAAATAGAATATCATATTCATTCATTAAAGGTTGAATAGTAGCAGTAAAATAAAATTTTTCTCCATCAGTCATTGATGTAGATAATTTAGCAAATGCCATTACATCTATAATTGTTCTATCTGTTATTACTTTTTTTTGCATTAACTCACTTACTCTTTCAGATGCAAATACTAATTGACCTTTTAAGGTACTATCTGTATTTAAAGGTACTCCCATTTCCATAAGATATTTTGAACGTTCTGTTCTAGAAGTGTAATCTTTAAATTCAGATAATTTAGCTAATTCGTTTACTAATGTAGTTTTACCTACACTCATTGTTCCACAAAAACCTATTTTCATAATTTAATTTCTATGAGTCATACCTTTAGGAGCAGGCTTTTTATACCATGGCAAGCCTTCTTTTCCTTTCATAATTTCATTCCATGTTTCATAATCATATTCAATACCATTTAAATAATATTCTTTTCTTCTTTGTTCTTTATTGATTAAAGCAGGACCATCTTCACTATGAAATACTGCTCTATTTCCCATTTGTAAAACACGAACTTGTGTTTTAGAACCATCTTCTTCAATTTTAAAACATCTTCTTACTTTTGCTTTAGGATTTATCCATTTACTAATATTTTGAATCTCATTAGCTAAAGCTTTTTCTTTATCTTTTTTTGTGATTTTATTTTTCATTTTATTTTTTTAATAATTGTTCTGCTACCAGAGTTCCTTGGGCTCCTGATACTGTTATACCTCTTGCTGACAATGCATCACCTACAAAATGTACATTAGGAAACCTAGTAAGACTTAAATCTTCGTAATTAACTAATGGTTCTGGTGACAAATATTTTACTTCAGGCATGTAAATACCCCAATCTTTACCTAATGTTGGGAATACTTTTTCCATATCATCTATAAAATCGTGAATGTATGAAGCATACTCACCAATTGCATCCCATAATGGATCCATACTATTTACAACGTGTGTTTCTACATAATCACCTTCTGACGTTTTAGAAGGGACTCTGTGTGATGGAGAATAAAATAAACCTACACCTTCATGTTGTAATTTTTCTACTGCTTCTCTTGACCAGTCAAATGGTTTATCTATACCTTTAATTTCCATTAATATACCAAAATTAGTCATATCATTTCTGTATGCTTTATCTTTTTTAGCATGATT